GAAGGTGTACTTCTTAGTGCCGTATCCGAACATCATGGAGAGCAGTGAGAGCGAGAGCTCCATCGCTTCCTTGATCGCTCCGGTACGGATCTCCGGGTTGTATTCCTGGATCAGGCTCTTCTGATCCGGAAGCTTCTCGCCCAGGAGTATGAAGAGCCTCTTCTGCTCCTCAGTCATTACCGGGTTGCCATCTGCGTCCTTCTTCACTGTCGCGAGTAGCTCGTTGATCAGGAGAAGCTTGTCGCCCTTAGAGAGATCTCCGTGCAGGATATTCCAGCACAGATCCATGACCTTGAGCGCGGGGATGGCGTTGTATAGTTTAGGCAGGCCGTAGCCTTCCATATCATCCAGATTGTTGACCTCGGCGGTCCTCATGATCGCGAAAGGCTTAACATCGCCGAGCTGGATAACGATGTGGCGGTCATCCAGGGCTCTGTTATTCTCATCAAACACATAGGTCTCAGCAGTATAGAGCCCGTTTTCGTCCTTCGTGAAGACTACGAGCGTCTGCTCATTGTGGCCACGTACCAGATCGGCACCTACGAAAGCGCACTCGATCACGTCGTCATTCTCTACAGTGAGCGGTACGATTCCGGCCGCGTTCACGTAGTTTATACGGATATCTCCACCGGTTACGCTGCCATTATCGAGGAGCGTAGCGTTATCCAGGCGGATATAAGCTCCTACCGTACCGGATGCAGCCAGCCGCTCCAGCTGCTTACGATACATCACATCGAAGCGGTTCTCGTCCAGGATCTCCTGCACGCCGTCGAACTTCTTCTCGTTTTCGCCTGCGTTGATCTCTATGATCTCGCAGAGATTAGCGTCATCGCTGCAGCATCTCTTCGCGAAGTTAAGCTTCTCGAGGTGTACCTCCTGGCCGTTTAGGTTCTTACGGGTGTGGAAGTCGCTCTCCTCGTTCGTATACCACTGATCACAGATCTCGATAATGTTCTGGGCGTTTTCGTTGTACTTGTAGCCCATTCTTTTAAGCTGCTGGATGGCAGCAGTCACTTTACTCTTCTCGTCGGCCATTGTAGCCCTCCTATGTGTTTAGGTCGATATACTCGACGAAGTCCAGGAAGCAGTAGCAGTTCGCATCATACCAGTCGTTGATGTTGCCGATGTTCTTATCCTCCGGTCTGTCCGGATCCTTAGGATCCCATACCAGAGAAGAGAACGCCCTGATCGTATTCTCGCAGCGCTTGTTTACCTTTAAGCGCCCGGAGTTGAACAGTCTCGAGAGCGTTTTCGGTCTGTCCTTTACTTCGTTCTTCCTGCAGCCTGCTATATTCCGCTTCGGAAGTCCGGCCGCTTCGGCTGTCGCCCTTAGCGAGTTGATCATCGTAGAGCTGGCAGAGTCCGGGAAGATCCAATCTACCCGGCCGTACTTCTTGAGCACTGACTTGTAGAAGTCAAGCCAAGCTCTGCAGATATCGTCTGCATTTATGTCATCGGTGAGCGGAAGACCGCCCTCCTCTAAGACCTTAAACTCGTGATACTTACCGAAGTATCCCCACAGCGCGAAGGTCGTCTCTGATCCGTTACCTCCGAAGTCCACGCCCATGACGATCTTACTCATCGGCAGCAGGACCGGGTTACCCTTCTGGTCGATCTTGACCAGTCCGTCCTTGTTCTTCTCATAGAGCTCGTCGTCTGTGAAGGTGTAGGCCTCAGGGTTATCCGCAAAGAAGCGGAAGACCAGGCCCTCAGCTCTCGCCCACTTGCCGAGGATATAACGGTCATAGTAGACGGTGCCGGCGTACTCCTTACAGAGCTCATCTACGAAGCCCTTAGGGAGATACGGGTTATCATATATCGTGTATTCCTGCAGATAGACGTCTGCGTCTGACTCCAGGAACTTCTTCATCCAGTGCTCCGGATCTGCCGGGTTACAAGTACCATCGAAGCAGCTCCGCTCTGTCCTTAATCTGGACTTAAGCATCTCAAACACTTCCTGCGACCAGGTTGTGATCTCATCGCCGTAGCAGTACTCGATCGTCGCGCCCTGGATCCTGGCCACCTGGTTAACCTTATCGGCTCCCAGGCAGTAGACTCTCTTACCGAAGAGGTCCGCAGTGTTGTCGCTCTTTATCATGCCGACCATATCCGGGCCGTAGATCGCTCGCATCGGGTCCAGGATGTTCCTGGCCAGTGTGCCGCGTGTGTTGCCGATCATGACGATCAGGCCGTCGCCCGTGCAGGATCTTATCCGGTAGGGGAGCATGAAGTTATAATCAAGCCATGACTTTCCGGAGCCGGTTGCTCCGGTCTTTATGTTCCAGCGATGCTTTGAGCGCTTGATATATTCTCTCTGCATCTTTGAGATCGGGCTACTCATCCGGATCCTCTGCGCGGACCTTCTCGATAGTTGCCACCATCTCGTCGAGCTTAGCCAGCTGCGTCTCATCTACGAAGCTGACCTTATCGCGCCACTGTTTAGGCTTCCGGTTCTTTAACCAGAAGATCTGAGCGGTCACATCGCCCATCTTGGCCTTTTTGAAGAGCGCGTTCTCGACCTCATAGTCGGCTACGTCCTTCGATCTTTTTAAGGCCTCCGAAAACTCCGCGTGTTTAAGCTTCCAGTCGTAAAATGTGGACTGCTGGATGCCTATATTTTTAGCTATTTGCACGTCAGTAAGACCGTCACGAGCCCATCCTTCCACCAGGACGAGACCCTTACGGTCTACAAAGTCGTCGTATTTACTTTTACGGCCGACTTTTGCCATGCTACTCGCTCCAATCTAAGCCGTAACGATCGATTATCTCGTTAAACTCCTCCACATCATGCGGCACGACCTTATAGGTCGGCTCTGCGTTCATGTTGACGCCACAGTGCAGAAGCTCGTGGTGCAGCAGGATCCTGATCTGCTGACTCGTAAAATCGATCACGTTCGGCTCATACACAGTTATCAGAAAATCATACGGGATAAAAGCCTTGTATCGATCGGGTACTCTCTCGCACTGTCCGAAGACCGTCTTACCGTTCGATACCTTCGCCTTGTTGGAAGACATAAAGCCGATCGAGACCTCTGCCTCCCTGATCCAGTTAAGGCTTTTCTCTGCCTGGATAAGCTCCGCCCCTATGCGGGCGTAGTCGTCATTTTGTTCGCATATCTCCCGCATATAGACCTCCGTATGCACAAAAGGAGAAGCGCCTCCGCTCCTCCTCTCATAGTTCTACTCACTACCAAAATACCATTTTTAGTATGTCATGTCAAGTTTAAGTTAACATAAACACTATATCTTGTACTCTTTAAGTTTATCCACAGCCGACTTGTGGATTCTGTGGACAGTTCTCTCCGATCTGTGGACAGCTCTGGCCACGTCGTCCCACTTTAGGCCGTCGATATGTCTCAGCTTGACGATCCGGGTCTCCTGATCATCAAGATACTGCTCGCATAGCCCCGCGATCTCACGCCTGGAAGATCTCAGCTGATCCTTGAGATAGTCGATATCGCTATCCAGGTCATCGATCTGGGCCATTATGTCGCTCATCTTATCCTGGGGAGTTGTCTGCACCTTGTCCTTGTCGTAACGTATGGCGCCGGGATATAGAGACATCAGAAGCTGCAGCCTTGTCTCCCTCTTTAGTTGTATCTGCTTCCGGATCTCGCCCGGTCTCCCCAAAAATACGTATACGTCCATGCTATCCTCCCGTCAGTGCTTTATCATATCCCCGAACTCCATGATGATCTTATCGCTCGCCTGCGCGAAGCCATACTCTCGCTGACAGCCAAGTGACTGCTGCCATCCTGGGAGAAGTATAAGCACGTCAGACATCGATAAGAGCTCTAAATCTATCCTCATGTACTCGTCCCAGCTCGTGGACTCCGGAGATAATACCCCGATAAGCTCCGCCGGGTTGACTATGTCCGTTATGCCGTCAGCTCTCAGAGCCTTCTCCGCCTTCTTAAATCTCTCACGATAATCATGTACCCCAGTTATGGGCCCGCTTAGATATAGCCTCATTTTTTCCTCCTCTTCTTGGCTGCTGATTCCAGTCTTATAAGTGACAGGCCCACGTCCGCGATCTCGGCGCTTCCGGTCTCCCTATAGCCGCGCTTATTCATGACCGCGTTCTCCCCCATCGTCATAAGTACCAGGTTATCAGGTTCACAGTTCTCTTTATTGCCATCCCTAAAGCCTACGATGTAGCCCTCCGGTATGGGCCCGTTGTTTTCTTCCCAGACAAGTCTATGCAGCAGCTTCCATCTGTCCCACTGGTAGCCCCGCTCCTTCACCTTCTTGATCAGATAGCCGTCTTTTGTCTTCCGGATGGATCCCACCGGGAGAAGGTTGTCCGGGATGTGTGCGTGCTCGTAACAAGTCCGCCGGCTGTTCGCCTGGGCCTCTTCGCTCATGTACTCAGCCCAGTGCTTCCCCTTTGTCCATGGCTCATGTCCTTTATCGAACCGACCAGTCAGACCGCTGTCGAGTTTATTTCTCGCGTAGTACGCTTTTATCTGCTCCTTCGTGAAGCTTGTACCGAAGCGCTCGTTAACCAGGTCGGCCATGGCCTTGTGGCCGGTGCCTTTATAGTGTTCCAGGATAAAGGCGTCCATCTCCGGAGTAGTGATCCTCTTCTCCGGTCGCTTCCGTCCTTTTCTCGGTGCAGCGTGTATCTTGTGATTACTGAAAAAGCTCTTCATGGCAGGGTATTCGATCACGATACCGAACTCCTTCCGGATCCTCTCCGCCATCTCCTCGATGGTGCCCTCATGGCCGTGATCCTTCACGAACTGGATAAGCTCCTTAGGATATCGCCTACTCATTTACCAGTCCCCCCCCCCGTCGTAAG